TGTTTTTTCATAACCTCTATGATGTAATCGTGGGTAGATTTATAATCTTCTTCTGTTAAATAACTGTAAGAATATAAAAAACTATCCTCGCTACATCTTAACATATCAGATATTTTATGTAGCTCATCTGCAAAATGTAATCCTTTCATACCTCCTCCTTATTAAAATCTTTCAAAGTCTTCTAGCTCTTTCTCATACTCTTCAGTAATCTTGCTTATCTCTAAGATATCCCAAAGCGAACTAGAGCCATCGTTTAAACAGTCTGTCCCTGTATTACCTCCCCAGTTTATCCACCTAATAGCATAGTCTCCTGCTAATATATCAAAAGCTAGGTCAGAAGAATCAATATCTTCAACGCTTTCTAAGTCGTTATCCTTTAATTGTTCCTCTAAAGTTTCAACCTCATCAAGCTTTGCAAAGTGTATCGTCTCACACTCAACACCTTTCAAGTCCTCAACCAATCTGTCATAGCTGTAATGGTAGTCCGATATGTAATCTTCACACCCATAATTCCACATCTCATACGCATCTATTCTAAATCCGTACCCTTTCTCAACCGCTTTATCTGTTATTCTTTTTAATAATGATTTCATTTGTTCTCCTTTATTTATTGTTTCAATATACACGAATCCAAAAAAATGTCAAGCACTTTTTTAAATTATTTTTCATAGCGTTTAAACACTACCCTTTACTTGGTCAAAGAGTTGCTCTAAATCAATAGCATACTCATCACATAAATGACTCAAGTCAAATAATAAATCTTTAATGTAGCTCTCGTCTACACAATCATCTACTATCTCACTATCATCAAGCCCTGCATCCACTCTCTGTTTCCATATCAGCATCAAGCCATAGATTAAATCTGTATGACTAGCGTTCTTATAATTTAAATTTGTTCTACTCATTTTACAACCTCCTCCTTTGCAAATGTATTCCAATTAACTTTAGCCCCTGCATTATACGGAGACTGTTTAAACGTAGCTGTAATTTTATTCGTCAATCTTTTTCCTTTTTTATTAATAGGGTGTCCATCACTGTCGAATGTATATCTGCTTACTCTTTTTATTTTCATATTAGTAGTCCTCAATTTTTATTTTCTAATTAAGCC